GGTATATTTTACAGATTGTTTTTGCATCGTCTTTTTCCATAACGGCGAATACAAATATAAAAAAAGGTTATTTTTTAAGTTTAGAAAATACATTTGTAGATATGTTTCTTGTTTGTTGAACTACTCTTATATATTGATCTATTCTGTCTGTGTATTTCTCTTGCAATACGGTTCTAATACTTAAGAAAGACATTATAGAATTTTGATTTTCAGATTTAAATTTTGCTTCCTCAACAGTTTTTATTGCAATTATTTGTTTTAAAGACAATTGGGTTCCTGTGCGTTCCGCAAAATTAATAGTTGGTTTTCCGCGATTTGTTTCTTTATTATTATTCGGATCAGATTCATATATTTTTCCAAGTTCTGCTTCACTCGCTCTCTTTAATGTTTCATCAATGTGTGGAACCGGTACCAAATCAAAGTTAGCTAGTTTTCTTGAAATGTATTCGGTAAAAAACGGATTTGAATCCCAGTATCCGCCACCAATTCTTAAACTTAACATCGCTTGCCATTCGTACAAAAAATAATTCATAAAACTTCCAAAAGATTCACTTATTATTAATTTAATATGTAAAGCAAGTCTTTCATATCTGGTATCAAGTATTTTATTTTTTTTATTTTGAATATATTTATTTTTTACCATAAATTCATTAATTGTTATAATACTTTTATTATCGAACAAACCTTTTTCACTTTCATCAAGAATGATTGGATAGTCGCCAATTAAATTAGTAATCCATGATGGTTGTTTGAGTGCAGCTAGATCTGCATTTTGGTTCAAGATAAACGACATTTTTATTAAAAATCCATCGTTTCTCTCAGGTAAAAATTTGGGCATTTTTGAACTATCCTTTATACCGGCAATTGGAAACCAAGACCCTCTAAAAATTTCATAACCTTTATTGCTTCTGCCAGATGTCCTAAAGTAACATATATTAGGATTTGGCCATAATTCTGGATTATTGATAGGTACGCTTACTAGCAAACGATATAAATCAGCAGTCTCGTGCATAATAAACGAATCAACTGTTGATGCATTTGGCAAAGACTTTGGCAAAGACTTTGGCAAAGATTTTGGTGAAGATTTTGGCAAAGATTTTGGTGAAGATTTTGGCAAAGACTTTGGTGAAGATTTTGGTGATGCTCTTGCCGATGCTCTTGGTGATACTCTTGCCGATGCTCTTGGTGCTAAATCATCTGTTGAAGAAGAAACCCTGGCTTTTCTAGTAGAAGCGCGTTGAGAGACTTCGGTCTTTGGTTCGCAACGCTTTGTTTCTTTATTGTAATTCTCTCCTTTTGGACAACGTTTTCTTGCTTCGCTCATTTATTTATACATTATGTGTATAAATAAAAAACTGCGATTTAGTTAAATTTTTTTATAACATATACATCAAAATCACTCATAAAATCTTTCCCATAAAGGTCGGATGAAAGTGACCGGTAGTGGTCAATGTATTCATCTGGTGTAAAGTCATGTTCAATCGTGAAAAGGGTCAATCTTATTGTTTTCTTATTAAATCGGTATATTTTACAGATTGTTTTTGCATCGTCCTTTTCCATAAAATCATTTATATACTCCTTGAATGAACGCTTATCCATTTTTTTCACATTCTCTTCATGGTCTTCCACTTCGTAAAATATATTTTCCATTTTTATTAAAAGTTGGAAAATCTTTATTCTCTTTTAAAAACAATATAAAAATATTTTTATATTCTCTATATTCATAGAAAACAACACACAAATTATCAAAAATGGTATTAACAACAGACAACAACAATTATACAAATGATTCGAAGTACGAAGAGTATTTCAAATTATTTAAACACGATCTCAGTCCTTTTCAGAAACATGCGATCCAAGGTATTGTAGATGGGAATCATGTATTGGTGACCGCAGCAACCGGTTCTGGAAAAACTTTGCCCGCCGAATTTGCAATCCGGCATTTTACAAGTATGGGTAAGCGCGTTATTTATTGTTCGCCCATCAAGGCACTTTCGAACCAAAAGACGTTTGATTTTACCCAAAAATATCCCGACATTACATTTGGTCTTTTAACCGGCGATATTAAAACGAACCCGACTGCCCAGGTCTTAATTATGACAACCGAGATATTGATGAACCAACTTTTCACCCAATCCGCGGATCGAAAAGATTCGTCGCTTTCCTTTTCAATGGATATAGAGAACGAATTGGGATGTGTGGTTTTTGACGAGTTCCATTACATCAATGATGCTCACCGAGGCCATGTCTGGGAACAATCCATATTGATGCTTCCGCAACATGTGCAGATGGTGTTGTTGTCTGCAACACTGGATGATCCGGTCAAGTCGGCACGATGGATTGAAGACAGGAACGACCAATATCAAAAACAAGTCGTAATTTGTTCCACAGACACACGTGTTGTACCACTGACCCATTACTTGTACTTAAATGGAACAGAAGGCCTTTATAAGAAAATGAAGGACAAAGAGACGGAAGCCAAGTTCCGCAAAATTCTGGATAAATGTTTGCCGATCCGGTCTGCTGATGGGGTTTTCAATGAAGACACATATAAAGAAGCTAAAAAGGTTTTGGATGCATTGGAGGGAAATGATGTATTTCTCAAACGCAAAACGGTTTTGAACAATTTGTTTGCCCATCTGAGAGACCAAGATATGTTGCCAGCTATTTGCTTCGTTTTTTCCAGAAAAGCGGTGGAACAGTGCGCCGAAGAAATTACTGTTCCGTTATTGGAAGACGATTCAAAGGTTTCTTACACGGTGAAGTCAGAATGCGAATCCATTTTGAAACGCCTTCCAAACTGGAGAGAATATCATGGATTACCAGAATACCAAAATTTGGTGAAACTTTTGGAGAAGGGGATCGGAATCCATCATTCCGGAATGGTTCCGGTGTTGAGAGAAATTGTAGAATTCATGATTTCCAAGAAATACATCAAAGTTCTTTTTGCAACTGAAAGTTTTGCCATTGGTCTAGATTGTCCAATCAAGACCGCGGTATTTATCAATTTGAAAAAATACGATGGCGGAGATTCGCCTAGGTACCTTTTGCCCCACGAATATACACAGATGGCAGGTCGTGCAGGTCGCCGAGGCATTGACACAGTTGGTCACGTGGTCCATTGTTCAAACCTGTTTGAATTACCCTCCATGACAGCTTACAAAGAGGTCTTGTGTGGAAAACCGCAGAAGTTGGAGAGTAAGTTCCAAATTTATTATTCGGTAGTTTTAAATCTTTTCAAAAATGCAAAGAAGGTATCAGTCAAAGACATTGAGAATTTTATTATAAAATCCATGTTGCAAACTGAAATGGATAAAATGTCAGCAGGATTGTTGAGAGAAGTCGAATCAACGGAACAAAAGATTTTGCAGAAAGAACAAGGATTGAATAATTTGAAAACTGCAAAAGAAACACTCAAGACCTATTCGGATTTATTGACAAAGTTGGAATTTTCGGCAAACAAGAAAAGAAAAGAGATTGATACTTCTATTCGAAAGATATCTGCAGATAATCCGAATTTGGAGAAAGATTATGTGTTTTACATTGATTATCTTCGCACCCAAAAATCACTTGATGATACAAAATCAAGATTAAGGGCAAATCAAAATTATATTGTGAATAAAGTAGAGAGACTCATACAAATTTTACTTGAGGTTGGCGTTATTCAAAAAGAAGAAGATGAAGAATATTCGCTCATTGCCGGTGTAGTTTCTGAAATCAATCCAATCCTAATTACCCACATTTTAAATAAATGGAACAATTTTGAAGAGTTTGATTCCAAAGATTTGGTATCATTCTTCAGTCTTTTTACGGATGTGCGCGTCAATGAGGAATGCAGGATTTACCCGGGATTTTCAAATTATTGCGACAATTCTTTTATGAACGATAAAATCAAATCTTTTGAAAAAATGCGGTCAGAATTATTGGTCATCGAAGAATCACACGGAATTTGTGTAAAAGATTCCGGTTTGGAAGGATTCTGCTATGAATTGGTCGATTTTATGTACGACTGGTGTGAATGCAAAGACGAAGTTGATTGCAAGACCGTCATTGCAGAGATTGAAATGTTTGGAGTTTCCATTGGGGATTTTAACAAAGCGATTTTGAAAATATCAACATTGGCGCGTGAAGTTATGGGTATGTGCGAGACAACTGGTAAAATAGACTTGATGCACAAGTTGTCAAAAGTGGATGGACTCATTCTTAAATATGTGGCGACAAACCAGAGCTTATACTTGTAGGGGAAACCGTAGGTTTCCCCTATGACCCCTTCCCTTAAGGAAACAATCCCATACTTAAAGGAAGTAACATAAGGGAAGGTTCAAAAGGAAACCGTCGGTTTCCTTTAATTTAGTACGTGTTTGAAAAACATATTGACTTGTTCAACGTCCGCACCAACCACTGTCATATCTGGAATATAGCTCAAATTGCCCTTATTGAAGCAAAGGATGGCAGGGATACCATTGATTTGGCGTTTGGATTTTAATGCGCCATACAAATCAAACGATTCATCCACATCAATAGTGGCGCAACGAACAGTGGCAGGCATTTTGGAAAACCACTGATTCACATGCGGTTCGATTACTTTACAAGGTCCGCACCAAGTAGCGCCGAATTTAAGTACAACCTTTCCAGGATTTTGTCTAAGGAGTTCTTCGAAGTCAGAACGACTAAATTCTTCAACGGCTGGAGCAACAATTCTTTGTTGAGATGGGGTAAATTGCATTATATATATGAAATATGCTTTATTATTTCATATATTTACGAATTATATTTTTACACATACCCCTTTTTCATTTCGGACTTTTCCTTCAGGACATTTCTTTCTGCATCGTCCAGATTCTGGATTTATTTCTTCGTCGTCTTTGCATTTCTTTACTTTTTTGGTTTTATTTGCATTTTTTACACATGCCCCTTTTTCATTTCGGACTTTTCCTTCAGGACATTTCTTTCTGCATCGTCCAGATTCCGGATTTATTTCTTCGTCGTCTTTGCATTTTTCTGTTTTTTTAAGTTTTCTTTTTGTTGGAGACTTTTTATATTCTTCTTTTCCAAAAACGCGCAGAAATTCTTGCGATGAAGGCGATTTTGGTCGTAATTTTGGCTGTTCTTTCTCCAAATCAATCTTTTTCATCTGGGAGTCATAT